CGATCTTTACCATAAGACTTGATCAGAGGTTTTTGAGGACAAAATGTACACATCAATGGACAACCAACCATTGTGGTGATTTCCATTGCTGGGCCGTGTCTATGTGGAATTCCGTATTTTGATATCATTTACTTATTTATTGATTCTTTTCCCCCTCATGAGGAAGGAGTCCATTCATGTAATCTTGGGCCATAAGGACCAAAAATCATATCTGCAAAACATGATCCATTTCGTATTTCATCAATATGCCATTGACAATGGGCAAGATATTTTAGAAACTCGGGGCGAACAGAAAGTCGATCCACAATCGCATAACATGGATTAGTCTTATCTTCTGTTATGATTCCCTTTCCTAAAATGAGGGCCTCAACAGATACGATAGAGTTAAGAGAAAATACTGCCTTTACATCCGAAAGATCTTCTTTTAAAGATCTCATAAACTCGGTTGGGCCCACATTTTCAAGTGTGATCTTATTTCTTATCTTCAATTTCCCCGGCTTTACCATCCTATGAACTTTTCGATACCACTTATTAATGTCATTATATATCTCAGATCTACCAGTATCGTGTTGATGACAGAGCAAAAACTTATCATGGTTTAATGAAAGGGGTTCAATCTCCTCTGGTTTCAAATATCGGTCTAGTCTATTCTGAGATAAGTTGTTTGCATTTACGCCAAAGATTCCCATACCATTGAATCCATTCCAACTAACGGCACAATTATCATGCACATCGCTTTCTTTAAATCCCAGAAACTTCCTATTCAACATGATGAAATCTCCTCCATCATTTTCAATATGTTTCCATAGATTGGGCCCCATCAATACCGAAACATCAGACTCTCTTGTTCGAGAGGTGGTGATATTCGCATCTATTCCATGCTTAGAAAGACCTTCCTTTACCGCCTGAGCGTATTTTCTGTGCCATTTAATTGAACCACTAGCATGAATTGTTGCTTTTTTTATGTATAAGGACTGCATAGATCCATATTATATAAATAGGTGTTCATATATTTCTTTCCAGTTGTCAACACGAGTGATTCCTTCAGGAAGGTCTGATGTATTATCACGATTATATTCGTGATTGATAAGAAAGGTTCTCAATCCAGCTTCGTAACCATCAATCGCAGTAGCAACACAATCCTCAATCCACACGGTATCTGTATCAGAATACTTTTCAAGAATACTTTTCTTATGCCTACCCCGTTCAACACAATCAATTTGAGAAAAAACAGTCTTTCCAAAAAGATTGTCCAAATTCCTTTTTCTTAAGATATGAGACTTTCTGTTCGTTCCCAGAGCAGTGATACAATGGAAAGTCGTTCCATGTTCTTCATGCATCTTACGAACATATTTTAAGGCATCTCGGAGAGGTGGAAGAAACTCAATCTCTGCTGACATATTGAAATGTCGAATGTAGTTATCCGAGACCTTTTCCTCAATTTCATATCTTTCGTGAAGTTCGTAGGAATCGTTTTTCCTCGTGTATCCTTCATAAGTCATCCACTCATGATATATGTTTAACCAATTGACGAGAACGCCATCACAATCTGTTAATATATTCATTATAATATACTACTAGATAATCATCTAAAAGTCAAGATAAATCTCGATTAAAAGCAATAATTTTCATAATAATCGGTAATTTCGGCGATAAGTGGATCAATCCAATCTTCTCGTTTCTCCTGAAAGATCAAAGGAGTCTGATCATTATCTACAACCATAATGATGACAAGATTTTCAATCTCGATCTCGGTGAGTTCCTGAAGCATGAGAGAGTATGCACAGGCCTGCATGAAGTATGTATTAATTTGACTTCTTGTTTTGATTCTGGAGGATGTTTTAAAGTCAACAATTGAAAGTTTGTTATCAAATTCTGCAATTAGATCGACACGACCTGCTACTCTAAGTGTATCTGAGTAAAGAGGTATTTCTTGTGCCAGAATATTGTTTACTCGGGCATCAAGAACCTTTTTAATTGTTTTCCAAGAGAAAAGAATATGAGGCATAATCTCTCCTTTGATGTAATCTTCGTCATTGTTCAAATATCTTTCTGAGATATTATGAACTGCCGATCCACGAGTAGTTGCATGTCGAGATATTCGATTGGCCTCTTTTTCTCCTACTCTTTTTCTCCATTCAAGAAGAGATTTCTTGGTTTTTGCCCCAAGAACAGTTGTAACAGAACTTAGTATATTCCCCTGTGGAGTAACATAGGTTCTTCCGGTGGGAGTTGTTTTTGCGACCAAATTTTCATATGGAAGATTGAATGGTTTATGATCAAATTTCATGGCAATTTTATCCCGCATTAGGATCTACACATTTTGGTCCAAGCAGGGGATCTCCAGAGGAGAAAATAACGGGATAATTTTCTGCTTCCGCGTTTTTCGCAATCCACTCATCTTGTTCGACTGGGACGTTGTCCTCTTCGAAGATAGCGGTAATAGGGCATTCATCCACACAGGCATTACAATCAATACAGGTATCTGGATTGATATAAAGACGGTCTGATGCATCGTGGAATGCTTCAACGGGGCATACGTCCACACAGCTGGTATATTTACAATCAACACATATTCCTGTTACTACGTAAGCCATAATTTATTCCTTTTCATTTAATAATAAGTTTTCTTCCTTCCTTGGGAAGTCCCAATTCTTTTCTTCTTTGTTCTTAGTTTCTTGCGGTGAGACCTTTCAAACGAATCCAATTCTTTGTATTCCTTTTTAATTTTTCCTTTTCTCTTCATACCCATTCCATTCAAAACTTTATCAAGCCAAAAATGTGAGAAATCATCTGTTGGGGCGGCCTCCACCATTTTCAATAATGTTCAATATTATTTGCCCTGGCTGAATTTTTCTCTATTCTTTTTAGGACATCATTCCATTCAGTTCCGGCTCGGCGGATAGGATGAATAGTATCATGAACCACCGCCGGAGGGATTGAGATTAATCGTTTCATTTCTGCATTCATCTCACAATTACAAGTGTAGGGATCATCTTTCTTTGAGATCATAACAATCCGTTCTTCAATCTTGCCACACTGTATGCAGCGATAATCATAGTTGGGCATTTTACAAAATTTCCGGAAATGATGCTGCTACTAAACTTTTTGTGATCCTTGAGTATTTCCGAGTAAATTTTTTATCTTTTGCGGCAATGAGAATTTTTGCGTCGGACGCTGACAAGGATTCAAGTATTGCAATAAACCACTTTTCTTTCCGTACTTTTGAATAGTTGGCCTGCTTTGTGCATTTATCAATATTTAGAAATACCTTTCGCATACTTATAATAGGAAACCGTGTTTCCTTATTTTCATTGTAAGGCGGAGCGCCTTCAGGTAGCTCTATCTGAATCTTATCATTAAATGCTAACTGTAAGATGGTTTTAATCTGTCGGTATGCATTTCTTTGTAGATACGCTATTCGCGAATCACGATCATCAATCTTCTGTAAATTAGCGAAGACTTCATGGGGCATTAATGTAATTTTATCTTTAATCATAATATTATTTATTAAAAAAATCTTGGGCGGATTCAATCAACGGCCCACAACGGGATTTGACCAAAAAATTAAAAACCTTGTTGTTATTTTTCCCCCGTTGTTCCTTGACTTGTGTCATACACTCTTCATTAATTTCGGGTGGTGTCCTGCCGAGATCGATCATCCACTGATTTCGTTGGTAGTTGCGCCAGACATCTGAGGGCATATAATTAGTTAATTTGTTACGGTTGGTCCACCAATCATCAATTCTATTTTGTCTAAGAGGAGTTTGACGCAATCCATCCGTAAAGGTATTATCTGGACTTAACACATTAGGAACTCCATCACTGACATCCCCCCTACAAATATGTTCAAAAAGATATCGGTGAGGATCATAACAATTTAAAAATTGGCGACGAATAGGACTATATTGCCGAACATTGTCATACTTTTGCAACTGAAGAAAGTCCTTGTCGGAAGAGATAATAATCACCTTTTCCGGTTGTCCAAAGTGGTGTATAAAATTTCCGGAAATTATACTGACTACAGGACCGGCGGTGTCGCTATCAAACCCTTGATCAAGTGGGGTTTGATTACATCGATGAATCAGACTCCCGATGATATCATCG